AGGATGTGCGGGCGCTGGTCGATCATGACCCATCCAAGATTCTCGGGCGCACGCGCGCGGGCACCCTTCGGCTCAGAGCCGATACCCGCGGGCTGGGCGTGGCCATCGAACCCCCGCACACGACGACGGCGCGCGACATCATGGAATCGATCGAGCGGGGTGACGTGAGCGGGATGTCGTTCGCCTTTCGCACCCTGACGGATGACTGGCGCATGGAAGACGGCGAGGTCATCCGCGAAGTGAGCGACATGCGAATTCATGAGGTGAGCGTCGTCAGCTTCCCGGCGTATCCTGATACCGACGTCCAGGTCGCCCAGCGAGCGCTCCAGACGTTCATGGCGAGTCAGAAGGGCAAACACTCCAAGGTCTGGTGGGAACGCTTCCACAAGACACGGTTGGCCTGAGGAGGAGTTGAATAAATCATGAAGTTGGCTGATGACCTTACCGCCGACGAATGTGCATTACTGACGCGAGACACGGAGTTTGTTCGTCAGTTGTCGGTCGGTGTTTATGTTTCTACGTCGGATGATAAACATCAACAGACTGATCGCTGTGGCCTCCATGTCCTGACGGCACAGACACCAATCGGCGACCTTACGTGGATGCAGACTGACGCTGAGGTTAACGCTGAGAATGGTCCTCCACGTTCACGTCGCGCGGTGGAGAGTTTTCGCGACGCACTCGGCAAGATCCAAAAGACAATTGACGCCTTGGAAGGGTCAAAGCGCGTCCTCCAACATGCGACGCAACTGGCGCTTTTTCCGATCGCTGTTGAAGGCGAGAAGGTGCTTTTCACCACTGACGGCGAATTAGTGAAGATCGGCCGCACGAGTCGGGCCGAACTGAAACGGCTCAGAGAATATCAAACCGGGAACGGTCGCACGCTCACGATTCTGGCCGTGATGCGCGGGGCCTCAGAGCGGAAACTACATAAGATGTTCGCGCGGCACCATGTGCGCGGTGAATGGTTTCGGATGGCTCCTGAAATCATGGAATTCATCCGTGCATGGCAACTCGTTGAAGCAGTTTTCTGATGCACGCCGCGGCGTTGGCCTTCGTGGCGTCCGTGGCCGCCGATCGTCCGCCCGGCCTAGTCGTGGAACTCGGCGGCTGCAATGTCAACGGCACGGTCCGCCAGTTATTCTCGGAGCCGTATCTCTGCACCGACGTCCGCCCCGGTGATGGCGTCGACATCGTCGCGGACGGGTCCACGTATGAGCCGCCCACACCGCCCGCGTGCGTCGTCTGCTGCGAAGTCCTGGAACACACCCCCGCCGCGGAAGCGATCTGCCGCAATGCCTATCGGATGTTGCAGCCCGGCGGGGTGTTCATCGTGACGACGGCGGGGGTCGGTCGGCTGCCGCATTCCGCCACCGGCCGGCCGGTGACGATGATCGACGGCGTGGTGATCCTCGAAGAGTATTATGCCAACGTGACGTTCGACCAGTTGACGGCGTGGCTGGATGATTTCGTCTCGGTGCGGATCGTGGTGGACCCGGTCGCCTGTGACATCTACGCGGTGGCGCGGAAATGAAGATCGCGGTTGTCCATAACGGGGTCGACTGGGGCACCGTCGACGTCGCCTTCGGCGTGGCGTATGGGCTGGAGGCGCACGGTGTGGAAGTGTTTCGGTGCACGCCGCAGCACGCCCTCGCGATGGCGCAGGTGTTCCAGGTCGACGCCGTGATCGTCGTGACGGCGATCCGGCCGACGAGCCTCGTCGAGACGCTCGTCGATGCTGGGCTCTGCGTGACCGCGCTGTTTACCGAGTCCCCGTATGAGGAGGCCGCGGAACTCGTGATCGCCCGGCAGGTGGCCGGCTGCTGGACGCACGAGCGGGCGTCCCTGCCAGTCTTCCGCACCGTGACCGATCGCGTGGCCTATCTCCCGCATGGCTGGCATCCCGTGATCCACACGCCAACGCCGCAACCGTTGGACGCCTCGGTGCCGGCGCATGATGTGGTGTTCGTGGGGGGCGGCGTGCGTGAGCGGATCGCGTTCTTCAACGCGATCGACTGGACCGGGATCGACCTCGGGCTGTATGGCGTCTGGCGGAATCTCGGGCTGAAGCCAGAGGTGGAGGCGTGCGTCAGAAGCGACGGGCCGATTACGAACCGCACCGCCGCGGCGCTGTATCGGCGCGCGAAGGTCGGCCTGAATCTGTATCGTCGACTCCCGGCGCAACTGGTCCCCGATCGTCCTGAGCACTGGGTGACGGCCGAGAGCTTGAACCCGCGCGCGTATGAGCTGGCGGCGTGCGGCACCCAGCAGATCAGCGAGCGTCGCGCGGAGAGCGGCGACGTGTTCGGCGGCCTCGTGCCCACGTTCAGGACGCCGGCGGCCGCTGAATCCATGATCCGTGCGCGCCTGGGCCATCCCCACCTGCGCGACGGTGATCCGGCCGACGTCATCGCGTGCGTCGCGCAGTCGTCCTGGGTCGATCGCGCAGGGCAGGTGCTCGCGGACCTCCACGCGTGGCAGCACCTTGCGGAAGTGCCGCAGAACCTGTTACTGTAGGGCCATTACCGAGCAAGCCGTTCCGCGTCAGGCCACCCTGCGCGACGGTGCGCGATAAGCGTCCATCACTCCCCGGCTACCTAGGGCGTGGTCGACACGGCGAATTCAATTTCGCCTGTTGATTGCGCCCTTGCTGTTATTGGGGCTCTTCCCTCCAGGCGAGTACGAGAGGGACAGAGCATGACCATTCAGGAACTCCTCGACAAGAAAGGCGCGCTCGTCACCCAGGCTAACGAAGTGCTCGCCGCGATGGGCGACACGCCGAAAGCCGAGGATGAGACCCGGTTCGACGCCATCCACGTCGACATCGAGAAGATCACCAAACAAGTCGCGCGGATGCGCAAGCAGGAAGAGACCGAAGCCAGCCTGAACGAATCAGCCGGCCGGCGCAGCGAACCGAACCCGCTGGAACAGCGCGGCGGCCGCCGGTCCCCGCTCGGCAAGATCACCGAACGGGATCGCGGCGAAGCGTTGCGGGCCTGGATGACGGCCGGCGCTCCAGGGACGGAACTGACCCACGAGCAGCGCGACCTCGCCAAGGTCTGCGGGATCAATCTGGATTCCAAGCGGCTCGTGATTTCGCTGGGCCCGGCACTGAAGCCGACGATGCCTGACGCGAACGGGCTCCGGCCGAGCGAGGAAGACCTGCGCAAGTGGGACACGAAACGGACCGAGGAACGCGCCGCGCTGACCGGCCTCCAGTCCTCGACCACCACCGGCGGCTACACGGTGGCCGACGAAACGATGCGCTCGCTGGAAGTGGCACTTCTCGCCTACGGCAACATGCGGCAGGTGGCGACGGTCATCCGGACGGCGACCGGCGGGCCGCTGCCGATTCCCACCACGAATGACACCGCGAACAAGGGCGTGATCATCGCGGAGAACGTCACCTCGACCGAGCTCGAAATGACGTTCGGGCAGCTCGTGCTCGATGCCTGGAAGTACAGCTCCAAGTACATTCTGGCGTCGATGGAGTTCCTGCAGGACACGTCGATCAACGCCAACGAGTTCCTGGGCACCGCGCTCGGGATCCGGATTGCGCGGATCACCAACGACCATTTCACGACCGGCACCGGCTCGCAGCCGAACGGTATCGTGACGGCCGCGACGTCGAGCGGCATCACCACGGCATCGCAGCAAGTCATCACCTACGACAACTTGGTGGACGTCGAGCACTCGGTCGATCCGGCGTACCGCGTGAACGGGCGCTGGATGATGCACGACACGGGTCTCAAGGTCATCAAGAAGATCAAGGTGCTGCAGTTCTCGGGCGACACGTCCGGCACGCCGCTCTGGATGCCTGGGCTGACCGCTGGGCAACCCGATACCATCCTCGGCTACCCGTACACGATCAACCAGTCGATGGCGGCGATGGGCGCGGGCACGAATCCGGTCAAGTACCTGATTCAAGGCGCGTAATCCGATCGGGCCGGAGTCTTGACGGCTCCGGCCTGTTTCCCTGCGGAGTCACAGATATGCCATTCGGAGACGACTGCAAGGTGGTGGTCGCGTCGACCACGACGCTGGGCGCGGCCGGTACGTCCGTGATCACGAGCACGGCCGTGGACACGACGGGCTTCCGCGAATGCACCTTTATTGTCCCGCTGGGGGCGATTGTGGCTGGCGCGGCCACGTCGCTGAAAGTGCAGCAGTGCGACACGGTGGGCGGGAGCTATGCCGACCTGCTCGGATCGAATCAGACCATCGTGGACACCGACGACGACGGCTTGCGGTACGTCACGATTGTCAATCCTCAAGAGCAATTTCTGAAAGTCGTGTTAT